GGATCTTTCTAAAGAGATCCACCATATTGGCACATTTGAATACAAACATGAACACACACTAATGTGTAGGGATGTAGAAAATGGCACTTGATACTTTTGCAGGACTTAAAGCAACAATAGCGGATTATCTCAATCGGGATGATCTGACTTCTGTTATTCCAAGCTTTATTACTATTGCAGAAGCTAAATTCAACCGCAAGTTGCGTACACGCCAGATGATTAAACGTGCCAATGCACAGATTGAGACTGCATTCTTTGCCTATCCTTCTGATTGGCTACAGGCTAAAGAGTTCCAACTAAACACCAATCCCATTGTCAGACTACAGTTTGTCACTGAGGCTTATGGTGATGAATTAAAGGCTAATAGATATGTTTCTATTGGTCAACCAGCTTATTACACAATTACTGGTACTCAGTTGGAGTTTATTCCTACTCCAGATTCAACATATAGCGCAGAACTTACATATTATGCTAAGATTCCTGCGTTGAGTGATTCAAACACAAGCAACTGGCTTTTAGCTTATGCCCCAGACTTGTACCTATATGGTGCGCTTATGGAGGCTGCACCATATTTAAAAGACGATGAACGTCTACCAGTATGGAGCCAGATGTATATCAGCTCCTTGGGCGACATTGAGATAGCAGATCAAAGGGCATCTGTTTCTTCAACTCCACTTGTTCGTGCCCGTTCTTTGGGATAAAAAATGTCATCTTTTACAGACTACACAGAAAATCTTGCACTAACCTACTTGTTTACAACAGGTTCTGCAACTCGTCCTACGGCTTGGTATGTGGGGTTATTTACTGCTGCACCTAGTGATACTGGTGGCGGTACAGAAGTTTCTGGTAGTGCTTATGCTCGTGTAGTCACAGGAACTATCTCTGGTAGCGGTACGGCAACTACATTTACCAATGCGGCAGCTATTGAATTTGCCGCTGCCTCTGGTGGTAATTGGGGAACTATTGGTTGGGCAGGTATTTTTACTGCTTCTACTGGTGGAACTTTGCTTGCCTGGGCGCCATTAACAACATCAAAATCAATTAATGATGGAGATATTTTCCGCATTCCTGCTTCTAGTTTGTCTATTACATTGAGTTAATATGGCTGCTTACGGGAGTGGAGATTACAGCGGAGGTAGATACTCATTTGGAGGAATCATAGGTTCTTTCGCAATAGTATCTACATCTACTGTAGTTGTTGCTGGTGATAAGGTAAAAGATGCTCAGTTTGAGATAAGTTCAACTAGCACAGTATCTGTAAGTGCTGTAAATATTGCTACTGCAGGTGTTGAAATTGTTGACACATCTGTAGTAACTATTGCAGGTGGTATTAGTGCTGTTGGCAATGTTGCCATCATTGATACAAGTATTTTAGATATTCAGTACAACCGAATTCAGCATGGTCAAGTAATAATTATAGGATCTTCTAGTGTTGTTATTGGTGCTAGAAAAAAATGGGAAACAGAAGCAGATACATCTGAAACTTGGACTGCAATTGAAGATGTTTCTGAGTCTTGGACAACAGTTTGAATTAGTCTTTTAGGGGTAAATAATGGCAGATACAACCACCACAAATCTAGGCTTAACAAAGCCAGAAGTAGGCGCTTCAACAGACACATGGGGTACTAAGATAAATACTGACTTAGACCAAGTTGATGCGTTATTTGATACTGGACCATTACTTAAAGTAACTAAAGGTGGCACTGGTGTAGGAACAAGTACAGGCTCTGGTAATAATGTTTTATCCACAAGTCCTACATTAGTCACTCCAATTTTGGGAACTCCTACCAGTGGAACCTTAACTAACGCTACTGGACTTCCATTAACTACTGGTGTTACAGGAACACTACCTGTTGCCAATGGCGGTACTGGCATCACAAGTCTAGGAACTGGCATAGCTACTTTATTGGGAACGCCATCATCGGCTAATTTAGCTGCGGCCTTGACTGATGAAACTGGATCTTGTTCTGCTGTATTTGCGACATCTCCAACTTTGGTGACTCCAGTTTTAGGAACACCAACATCAGCAACTTTAACAAATGCAACTGGTTTGCCTTTGACTACTGGTGTAACTGGAACCTTACCAATTGCTAATGGTGGAACTAACTCAACTGATACTGCTACTGCTGGTGGTATTGGTTATGGAACTGGTACTGCTCATGCTTACACAAGCGCAGGAACGAATGGACAAGTATTAACAAGTACGGGCGCTTCAGCCCCAACTTGGGCAACCGCTTCAGCTGCTGGATATACACTTGGCACTCCAATTGTTACAACTTCTGGTACGGCTGCTACTTTTACTGGTATTCCTTCTGGTGTTAAACAAATTATTATGACATTTAAGTCAGTCTCTACAAGTGGTACTAATTATAAATTTATTCGACTTGGAACTAGTGCTGGTTTAAAAACCAATGCTTACGATGCTAACTCTACTAGATTGATAAATAGTAATTCAATTGTCGCAGTCACTTTTTCTACTGGATTTGTTATATATTCTCAGGACGCTGCTGATACGTTAAATGGAAGTATTACCTTAACTATGGAAAATTCTTCAACTAATTCATGGACAGCGTGTGGAATTCTTGGTGATAACAGCAACGGCACTACATATACAGTTGCGGGTTCTGTAACTTTACCTGCCGTTCTTGATAGAGTTAGTTTTTCACCAAATGCGTCAGATACATTTGACTTAGGTGAAATCAATATTGCTTATATTTAAGGAATTACCATGTACGCTATAACAATAAATGTTACGACTAATGAAATAACACAAGTACCTTTAACAGATTCTGAATTGGAAGTGATTGCTCAACAACAAGCAATTCAAGATGCTGAAAATATTGAACTTGCTAAAACGCAATATCAGCGTGATAGGGCAAAAGAATACCCATCAATCAATGATTACATTGATGGGGTAGTTAAAAGTGACCAAGCACAAATACAAACATACATTGATGCGTGTCTTGCTGTTAAAGCTAAATACCCCAAGCCTTGAGTTGAGCCATGACACAAGAAGTGACTCATGCTCAAATCTACGAAAGACTGCTTGAAGTAGAGTCTAAGGTAGATACCATTGACAAGAACACAAGTGGCCTTGTAGAAGCTATTGACGCTGCCAAGGGTGCTGTAAAGGTTCTTAACTGGATAGCATCTATTGCCCAACCTGTTTTATGGATTGGTGGGTTGATTATTGCCGCTGGTGCTATTTGGCAGACATGGCTTAAAAAGTAATGGCTAATGTAAAACAACAATTAGATATTCCTGCTATACCCTCTTTAGGTACATCAGGAATTGTCTATTCTCAAAGTGTCCAGAATCAAAACAATGGACTTTTGAGGTTGTTTTTTACGAAGTTACTTAATTCAATACAGTCTATTTCTGGCCCAAGGGGTGGTAAATACTTGAATAATCCTTACGGAGCTTTTCAAGACTCTACAGACCAAGTTGCCGCCAGTACAACTACTGCTTATCCTATAACTTTTGATACAACTGATTACTCAAATGGAGTCACTTTATCAAATAGCTCAAGACTTAATGTTACAGACTCAGGAATTTATAACATTCAGTTTTCTATTCAATTAGTAAATACAACTAATGCCTCTCAAGATGTAGACATTTGGTTTAGAAAAAATGGTACAAACATAGATAAATCTAACAGTAGATATGGTCTAGCACCAAGAAAAGGCATGGGAGATCCATTTCATGTTATATGTGCTTTAAATTTCTTTGTTGATTTAAGTGAAAATGATTATGTTGAGATTGTTTGGAGAACAAGTGATGTTGGAGCATATATTGAACATTACGTTGCTAGCTCAACACCAACTAGGCCATCAATTCCATCTGTAATTGTCACAATGAGTTTTGTGTCTAATCTACCAACGATATAGAATGCAGATATGGCATACATTCCACTACAAATTCCACCAGGCGTATACAAGAACGGGACTGATTATCAGTCTAAAGGCCGTTGGAATAGCGCAAATCTTGTGCGTTGGTACGAAGGCACTATCCGTCCAGTAGGTGGATGGAGAAAACGTGCTTCCTCTCAGCTATCAGGAATGGCTCGTGGTTTAATTAACTGGCGAGATAACACAAATAATAGACGTATCGGAATTGGTACGCATTCAAAGCTTTATGCAATGAATGAAGCTGGCACTTTAACTGACATCACTCCTGCGACATTTACTGTTGGTGATGCTGATGCTACATTAAAGATTGGCTATGGTTATAGCACTTATGGCAACTTTGCTTATGGTGTTGCTAGACCAGACGTAGGTTCATATACACCTGCAACCACTTGGAGTTTGGATACCTTTGGTGAGTATCTGGTTGCCTGTTCATCTAAAGATGGTAAATTGCTTGAGTGGCAGTTAAATACTGCTAATGATGCGGCTACTATTACTAACGCACCAACTAGCTGTACTGGTCTTATTGTTACTCAAGAACGATTCTTATTTGCATTAGGTGCAGGTGGTAATCCCCGTAAGATTCAATGGTGTGACCAAGAAAATAATACTGTTTGGACTCCTGCTGCAACCAACCAAGCTGGTGACTTTGAGTTAACAACTATTGGCTCTCTACAGTGCGCTAAACGCATCCGTGGGTCTACCATTCTGTTTACTGATGTGGATGTACACACCGCCACATACATTGGCCCACCATTCATTTATAGCTTTGAGCGTATTGGAACTGGTTGTGGTGTTATTTCAAAACAGTCAGTAGCAGTTACTGATAATGCTTGCATCTGGATGTCTGGATCAGGATTTTGGATATACGATGGTTTTGTTAAACCTTTAAATTCTGACGTTTCTGATTATGTATTTAATAACATAAATGTTACTCAGTCATCCAAGGTTTATTGCGTACATAACTCAACATTTGGTGAGATCTGGTGGTTTTACCCTAGCGCTGCTTCTAACGAAGTAGATTCTTACGTTTCTTACAACTATCGTGAGAATCATTGGGCTATTGGTACGTTAGCACGTACGTGTGGGACAGATCGTGGCATCTTCAATAACCCAATTATGGTTTCTACAGACGGATACGTCTATGAGCATGAAGTTGGCTTTGCTTATGATGGTCAGACATTGTTTGCTGAGTCAGGACCAGTAGAGTTGGGTAATGGTGATAGAACCATGAGTCTTACAGGATTAGTTCCTGATGAAAAGACTGCTGGTGACGTACAGGTGCGGTTTAGCACTAAGTTCTATCCTAATTCTACAGAATATAACTATGGCCCATATTCAATGGCAAGTCCTACTTCAGTACGCTTAAGCGGAAGACAAATAGCCGCAAAGATTGAAGGCGTTAGATTAACTGATTGGCGAGTTGGTGTTATTAGATTTGATGGGAAACCTGGCAGTTTGAGATGATTGACTATGAAAAGTACAGGATTAATGGTGATCTGCCATTATGGGCTGTATCTTTTCAAAAAGTAGAGAAAATTCTTCAACCTGCTTTAGAATACGATAACACTCATAATATGCAGGACGTAGCCGACTGTATTGACAGTTGTACGATGCAATTATGGCCTGGGGTTAACAGCGCAGTAGTTACTCAGGTTCAAAACTTTCCAAGAATGAAGGTTTTGCACATATTTTTGGCAAGTGGTGATCTAGCAGAACTAGAGACATTCACCCCCCATATTCAGAAGTTCGCTGAAGACATGGGATGCCACAAGATCACCTTAACAGGACGTAGAGGCTGGTCAAGAACTTTTGTATCCAAATTTAACATGAAGCCAACACATTATTGGCTATCAACGGAGGTGTAATTATGTCTGGTGGTTCAAGTCAACAAACA